AAGCATAGTTGTATTCATCTTGCCAGTTATCAAAAGTGTTTGCATTTTTATCTTTACCTCCAAACTCATTAATTCTTAAAATAGTATCAGGAATACCAAAAGTAGTAATTAAGTCTCTTAAACCTGATACTGATCCTTTTTTCTTTAATAATAAAGGTAAATTATGATAAATTCTTTTATACTGTTCTTTATTAATATCATCAGTAGGGTATAAAGATGAAGTTGCAGAAGCAGTTACATATGTTGTTATATACTCAAGGAAAGAGCCGGTTGGCACAGGGTATTGAGTAGTAGTAAATGGCAGGTTATATAAACTACCAGACGGTGTTAGACCGATTAATGCCTGGTATACATCATTAGAAGAAAAATTATTTTGGTATATAGTAATACCCATATCTCTTAAAATGTCTGCTACTAAATCTTTTGAAACACCATATGTTAAACGGTTATCAGCATCAAACTTAGTAGTGATATTTTGTAAATAAACAAAAATATTATCAAATAACTGTCCTACCATTTCAACAAACAACTCAAATTGAGCGTTGTTAGAATCATCAGTTATGTAAGAAGGAATAGCTAATGTTAAAGCATTATTATTTTCAAGGTCATATTCTTCAGCTACTGCTGATTGAGAAACAAACCAAGCCTGTCCAGCTACAGATCCTGTAGATGCATTGATGTATGGAGGAGCAGTATTAGTTTTAGGCCAAGATGTTGAACCTGATGAGTAATAAAGATAATATTCATAGTCATCAAATGTAGTAATTATTTCATTTATTTTAGCTTGCCACACTACATTACTTGAAGAAACATAGTAAGAACCACTTGATGAACCTGTTACAGAAAAACTAGCACTGTAAGTGTATTGTTGTAATAAAGATAATTTATAATAAAAGTTTTCTAATCTAGTTTGAGCAGATGAGAAATGAATAAAATTAGTGTAATCAGAGTAATCAACATTAACTGCTATACCTGTTTGAGCTAAAATATTGTTTAATTGATACTTTAAACTTCCTGTACCTTGAGCATAAGAGGAAGATGTAGCTACTAAACCATTATAGTTATTATAATTAGTTGAGTTATTGATTTGATCATTAATACCTAAATTGTAGTTAGGACCAGATATGAATACTGAATCATCAATAATTTCAAAAACCTCATTAATATCAATGTTGTAAGCTACAGGTTCAGCTACTTGTGTTACAACCCAAACTTGAGAGTTTAAATTAAACTGTTGAGGTAAGGGTTCATATAACTTAATTAATACAGTAGGATTATTAACATTAGTATTATCTAATAAAGCATTAACAGCAATAACTAAATTGTTATCTCCAAAATTTAAATAGAAATCATAATAATCAGCAGAGGGGTTATTAATTTCATTTATTAATTCTAAAGAAGAGCTAACAACTAAATCATTAGAAATAGAAGTTGTATCTAATCTAACCTCAGTTCTGTCTGAACTTAATTCAGATATAAAGTATGGGTTAGTTGAGTTTGAAGCTAGTTTAGGATTAACAAAGTTATAAACTGTATTGTATTGTCCAATAGTAAATCCTTGAGAAACTAAATCTCTTTCAGGATCAAGAACAACACTTTTATCATTTATTGTATATCCAGGATAACCAGTAACATTAGAGTATACTATTTGACCATTTAAGTCATAAATAAAATACTCAACAATATCTAAAGTTGGATTGAAAGTAGCATCAATAGTAGTACTAAAAATAAGAGAGCTATCCTCAACTGAATATGTTTGATATTCAAAAGTAATAGGGTTTATAGAGTTTATATTAACAGTTCTGCTCATTTATTTGTTATAAACTATTTGTTGAAAGATTTATTAATTGTTGTTGCAAATCTAAATTTTCTTGTCTTAAAGCATTTATTTCATTAATAAAAGCAGTTAAATCAGTATCTGTAGTAGTAGTTCCTACATAATCATTTGCCGTTTTTAGAATGTACTCAAAAGAATTTATACTTCCACTCTTAGGTATCTGAAAGAATAAATTTTGGTAGTATTGAAAAAATTGATCTATTGTTATTGGAGGTAAAGAAGAAGTTAAAGAAGCAGTTACATTAACCAATTGATTAAAAGAAGTATCAATAACTCTTTCATATTGATTTTTACTATAAACTTGCTTATTTAAACGTAGTATCTCTGCCATTATCCATTAATTACTTTAAAGTAATATTGATCATTAAATACCATTGTTGAACCACCTATAGTACTTTGAATCAAAATAGTATAATATCTTTCAGGTTGAAGATAATTCATATACAAATCAAAATAACTAGAAGTAGCATCAGCACTTAATTTAGTATAAGTAGTATCAAAGTTTACAATGTATTCATTTGTTTCTAAATCCTTAATAGCGTAATATGAAGCTGTAGGTAAGTAGTAATTATTTAAATAAACTGAACTAGTGGTCCACAACTGAATAGGATATTCGGGTCGAGCATTGATTCTAAACCTATTTATACTTTCACTATAGAACACACCTGGATTTTCTGCTAGATTAACAGTAGCTGGAAGGTTATTTAAAATGGTTTGGGTTGATGAACCTGTATTGAATACAAAATCGTTCCAACTGATTTGTAAGGCAGGAGGATATATTGTGTTAGTATCTCTAGAAAAATATTTTAAAGTAACTTGTTGGTTAACATTATTAACAAATTCTTGAGATTGGGTTTGTCTAACAATAAAACCATAGTTGTTAAAAGCACTTGATGACCAATTGTTTACAATACTTCTTACATTTACGTTTATGTCTAAAGGAGAATAATAATCAAATGATTGACTAGCTTGAGAAGCAGTATACCAAACACCTCCACCTTGAAAAGAACTTGTATAAGAGCCTGTTGTGCCTGATGTGAAACTAGCTGTAGTCCATGTTGTACTGCCTGAATAGTTTCTCCATAACCATGAAACACCATTAGTTGTAGGTGGGTTATTATAATAAAGACCAGTTCCCATTTCCCAAGACTCAGCTACAGCGTTAATTGCTAAAGTAGTAGTGTTTGATAAACCAGTAACATCAGCAGCAAATACTTTAAGATTAGCATCCCAAGAAGCAGTTTTCACTAATGTTGAAAAAGCATTTTGTATTTCACTGTTAGAAAATTGAACTAAAAATCTTGTTGCTTGAGGTAAATCACCATCAGTACGAAGACTACCAGTTATAAAATTAGTATTAGCCTCAATAATTTCATCTAACCCTGTATTTAAATCAGGGTAAGCAGAATATAAGGTCGCGTCTTTAGAGGGAAATATTTGAATTACTGCCATTTTGTTATTATAAAGGTACTACTCTTCCTTGAATGTCTTGACTAGGATATTTAACTTCAAAAATCATAGGATCTAATGAAGGATATACTACATTGTTTTGAGTGGCTGCGGCCATATCATAAGCATATTGACTATATCCTAAACTTGTTCCTGTTAGATTTGTAAATGTTATGTTTTTAACTGTTTGTACACCTTCAATAGCATCAAGTAATATATAAATATCTCTTAATATAATAGGTTGATTGATTTGCCATTTATCAATAGCAAAATAATCTTGTAAAGCTAAAATACATTTTGTTAATACTTCATTACTGTTGTAATTAGGTAAAATAATAATATCAAAGTTTACACCAATATTAATAATAAAAGCATCTCTAACAGTTACAGTATCATTTACCATTCTATATTGAGAAAGATAAGTAATTATATTTTGTTTCAAAGCTGAAGAGGTAGTGGTTAATTGGTTATCAACATTATATGATAACACATATAAATCCAATACTGATTGAGACTCGCCAGCTGAAATTGATTGGGCTTTAGTAGGTTCAATATATGCTTTAGAAACAACTCCATATTTAGCAGGCATTGAAAGTGTTCTAACTAAATAATCATTTTGAGTTACGTTACGTAATTGAGTTGCAAAATTAGCAGATGAGTTTTGTCTAATTTCTTCTATTGTATCTCCATCTCCTCCACCATCTGCGGCTTGAGGATTAGTAACTGCTAAACTATTAAATACATAATTGGCGGTACTGTTGTTAGTTTGAGGATTTAAGAAAGTAACAGTTGAGTTTAAACTTGTTAAACTATTTGCAGGTACGTTTGCGTCAACACCTCCACCTGTTAAGTATCTAACAGTTAATGTGGTGTTTGAAGGAGCAATACCATATGTTTTAGTAAATAAGAAGTTTTCAGGTGAATAAGCAGTTGTTAGTTTAGTTTTTTCAAACGGCAAACCAATACCTACATTATTAGGATTAGGTATAATTTGTTCATCTGTATCATTAGCTGTGCCAGCACCAAACTGTAACTGTAAAGTAGTTTTATCTAAAAAACGAGTAGCAAAACGTCTTTGTATTTTTTCTAATTTCAATAAATAAGGTGTATCACCTTGATATTGAGATAAATTAGGATCATTTGTATTAGTATTTTTAATTGAATTAAATACCATTTCTTGACCTAAATAATCTACTTCATACCAATTGTTTCCATCAGTGTCTACAACATCTAATATACCAACAATGTTGTTTCCTGTTATATCAACAGTTGAAAATTGAACAGGCACACCAAAACTAAAATCAGTACTATTAATAGTAGATGAAATAGATTTTCTAGTTTTCTTTAAAAGAAAGTATAAAGGATTACCACTACTATCAATCTCATAAACTGTAACCTCTGTTGGGTCACCTGAACTTGATACTGAGAAGTCAATTGGGTCCTGAATTAAGAAAGTAATGTTTGGGTTTAAAACAGACGTTACTGTTGAGTTTTCAGGTACTAATAATGAGTAACTAAAATCAGGTACTATATTAGGGGCAGTACCAACAGCAGGGACCTGTTGATAAAAATCAAGATCAGAATTTGCTACTTGAGTTACATTAGGCTTGTAACCAAACATATAAGCTAACTCATATAAGTTATTAGTTTGGCGAGCATATTGTAAAAAGTTTTCTTGGACTTGGTTGTCCATGTAAAAAGATAAAACATCACCCACATAAGCAGCCATTTCCATAAACATCATACCGGGTGAGGTAGGACTAAAGTCTGTGTATGTTGTAGGGAAATAAGTTTTAGCATAGTCAACAAGACTAGCTCTTAATTCTGTAAAATCTTTATTTATGTATTGTATGTTTCTTCTAATAGCCATTATGTAAATGCGATGTTAATATTATCTGATATTCCAGTGTTTATTACATTGTATGTTAAAGATACATTAATTTGATTTGAATCAGGGATTGAATCAATAGACAAATTAGCTACAGCAACATTCGGGAAATATAAATTTAATTGAGACTGAATATCTTGTTTTAAAGCAGATACATTATTTTCTGCTATTTGTTGAAAAATAAAGGCTCGTAAATTACCACCAAAAGTAGGATTTAAATATCTTTCTGTTTTGTTTGTTAAAAAGAAATTAATTAAATTATTTTTGATAGCATCTTTAGTAGTATAAGTTGAACGAAATACAGCAGGAGCATTAAAAGGCAGAGCCACACCCACCGCTGTTCCGGGGGTGAGATCTACAGGGAATATTTTCTTTGCTCCAAATGCCATTATTTACCGTTCATTAAAGCCATAATTTGATCTAATCCTACATTACCTTCAGGTAAAGCACCATTAATAGTATCAGCGTTTCCTGGATTGAAATTACCAGCATAAGCAGAGTTAGCTGGTTTACCTAATTGCATTTCTTCTAACATACCACCAAACATTGCTTGCCTTTCAGCTGGTGTTAATTTTTTAGGTGATTCAAGATGAGGTTGAGCATAAGTGTCTCTAACCGATTCTGTAACAATTGTCTTAGGAGCACGAACAGCTTCCAATAGAATATCTTTCAATTCTTCTTGAATAGCTTCCTTTACTGCTTCTTTGATCATTTTTTTAAAATCTGATGGTTTCATTGTTTATAAATATTAAGTTAATAAGCTTTTAAATTGTCTCTATCAATTATTAGTTTTAGTTCATTAATTAAAACCTGGTTGGATGTTGTGAAGGAAAATTCAGTTTGTATCATGATTATCCCTGATTGGTTTTTACCAATTGCTCTTCTTCTATTAACTGTAGGTGTGTAAGGTATAATTTCAATTTCTAATACAAACC